GCAGTGGAAGACGGCCAATACGCAGAACTGGCCGTATTTGGAGGTCAACCCCGACGTAACTGACGGCTCTGGGGCTGTCCTGCCGCTGCCACAACGTGCCGCCCCACCGCTGCCGCAGACCGGTCTGATTCAGGCCAAGATGGGCGCCTCGGACGACATCAAGTCGACCACAGGGCAGTACGACACTAGCTTGGGAGCGACATCGAATGAGCGTTCGGGCAAGGCGATTATGGCGCGCGAGCGTCAGTCTGACACTGGCACTTATCATTACGTGGACAATCTGGCACGGGCTATTAGGCACGTCACTCGCCAGATTGTTGACCTGATTCCGAAGATTTACGACACCCAGCGAGTTGCCCGCATCATTGGTGTGGATGGCGACACCGACATGGTCAAGCTTGATCCCACCCAGCCGATGCCGGTCAAGAAGATCGTGGATCAGAACAACATCGAGATCGACAAGATATACAACCCCGGCGTGGGTAAGTACGACGTCGTGGTGACCACCGGCCCGTCCTACATGACCAAGCGTCAGGAAGCGCTGGACGCGATGGGCATGATCCTGCAGTCCAACCCGCAGCTCTGGCAAGTCGCCGGCGACCTGTTCATCAAGAACATGGATTGGCCAGGCGCCCAAGAGATGGCCGAGCGGTTTGCTCGCGTCATCGACCCGAAAGTGCTGGGCGATGGTTCGGACGACAGCCCCGAGATGCAGATGGCCAAACAGCAGATCGAGGCGATGGGTCAAGAGCTGGATCAGCTCCAGCAGATGCTGCAAAACGTCGGCAAGTCGGTCGAAGTGCAGGACTTGGAGCGCAAGAATTTTGAAGCCGAAATCAAGGCGTATCAGGCTGAGACACAGCGGCTGACTGCCATATCTGGCGCTATGAACCCCGAACAGGTGCAAGAAGTCGTCATGCAAACGCTGCGCGACGTGATGACCACGGGCGACTTGGTGATGCAACAGCAAAGTCAGCAGCTGATGGGCGACATGGCTATGCCGCAGGAAATGCCGCAAGAAATGCAGCAAATGCCGCCTGAAATGGGTATGATCCCACCTGAATCGGCTGAAATGCCGCCAGAAATGATGAATATGCCGCCTCAGGAGCCAATGGTATGAACGCCGCAGACTTTGTAGGTACGCTGTTTTTGGGTCGTGATGTGGCTCATTCAGTGCATCTGAACACCCGCAGTTACGCCAAGCACAAGGCGTTGCAGAAGTTTTACGACGGTATTGTTGATCTTGCGGACAAGTTTGCTGAAGCTTATCAGGGCAAGTACGGCTTGATTGGCCCAATTACGTTGCAGTCTGCCAAAAAGCAGGGCAATATTTTGGAATTCCTGCAGGATCAGCTAGATGAAATACATGCTGCGCGCTACAAGGTCGTCGATAAGGAATGCACCGCAATCCACAATATCATCGACGAAATTGAAGGGCTGTACATGTCAACGCTCTATAAATTGAAGTTTCTTGCTTGAGGTAAAACATGGCAAATTACACCTATATCACGGCTTCGGCCAACATTAAACCGATGGCGGGTAAGCTGAAGGGTATTTTTGTCAGCGCAGCTTCTAGCACCCCGACCATTACTGTCTACGACTCAGCTGCAGCGACCACGACCACCACGATTTTGGGGACGTTCACGCCGGCTGCTGCCACGTCATACCTGCTGCCGCTCGACGGTGCGTATGCTAGAAATGGCATTTATGTCGTAATCAGTGGTACAGTAAACGCAACAGTTATTTACGAGTAAATCGAAATACCGCACAGGTGCGGCACACCTGGGATTCTTTAGGAATCGACAATGTCTGACGAAGTACAAAATGAACTAGCGGCAGTGCCCGCGCCGGAACCGGAACCGACGGCAGTACCGGAACCCGAAGCAATTGCGCCGGAAACTGAAGAGCCAAAACCAGCTAAAGTCTTCACACAAGAAGAGCTTGATGCTGCGATTGGCAAGCGGCTTGCAAGAGAACAGCGTAAGTGGGAAAGAGAACAGGCACGTCGAGCGCAAGAAGCGCCTGCCGCACCTGCCGAACTTCCACCGGTCGAGAATTTCAATTCTGTCGATGAGTATGCCGATGCACTGGCTATACGCAAGGCAGAGGAATTGTTGGCCAAGCGTGAAGCTGATCGTGAACGCATGAGTATGCTTGAGGCGTATCAAGATCGTGAAGAGGACGCGCGGGCTAAGTATGAAGACTTTGAGCAAGTCGCATACAACCCTGCACTGCCAATCACGAACGCGATGGCTGAGACTATTCAGGCTTCTGAGATCGGCCCTGAACTCGCTTACTACTTGGGCTCACACCCGAATGAAGCTAGTCGGATTTCACGCCTATCGCCTATTCTGCAGGCCAAAGAGATCGGCAAATTGGAGGCCAAGATTGCTTCCGAACCGATTTTGAAGAAAACGACAAGCGCCCCACCACCGATAGCACCAATTAGTGGTCGTGGCACTGGCGCGCCGTCTTATGACACAACTGACCCACGTTCTATCAAGAACATGAGTACGTCAGAGTGGATTGAGGCAGAGCGCCAGCGTCAAATCAAGAAGTGGGAAGCTCAACGTAACCGCTAATTTTTTTAGGATAAATCATGGCAAACTCGATTCTTACCATCGACATGATTACCCGTAAGGCTCTCGAAATCCTCGAGAACAACCTGGTAATCACTCGTAACGTCAATCGTCAATACGACGATTCTTTCGCCGTTGAAGGCGCAAAAATTGGTTCCACACTGCGTATCCGTTTACCGGATCGCGCGCTGGTAACTGACGGTGCCGCCCTGCAAGTTCAGGACGACAACGAACAGTTCACCACACTGACCGTTGCTTCGCAGAAGCACATCGGTGTGAACTTCACCTCCGCCGAACTCACCATGCAGTTGGATGACTTCGCAGAGCGTGTTCTGAAGCCTCGTATTTCGCAGCTGGCTTCAAGCATCGATGCTGACGTTGCTAACGCATACAAAGCAATCGCTAACACAGTTGGCACCCCAGGCACCACCCCATCGACTTCGCTCGTTCTGCTGCAAGCCCAGCAGAAGCTGAACGAAAACGCAGCTGTGATGTCGCCACGTTACGCAACGGTCAACCCAGCTGCTAATGCTGGTTTGGTTGAAGGCATGAAAGGTCTGTTTAATCCAACCGACACTATCAGCCGTCAGTTTAAAAACGGCATGATGGGCACCGGCGTTCTGGGCTACGACGAAGTCAACATGTCTCAGTCGATCAAACAGCACACCAACGGCGATTGGGGCACCACCATCACTGTGACTTCGACCGTCACAACTGAAGGTCAGTCCACCCTGCCAATCAGCTTTACTGGCTCGTCCAAGACATGGAATGTCGGCGACGTGTTCACTATCGCTGGCGTTAACGCTGTCAACCCACAAACCCGTGAGTCTACTGGTTCGTTGCAACAGTTTGTTGTGACTGCCGCTGCTACTGGCTCGTCAACTGCTACGCTGTCGATCAGCCCAGCGTTGTACTCAGCTTCGCAAGCTCTGGCTACCGTGTCGGCACTGCCTGCTTCAGGCGCTGCTGTCACTATGGTGGGTAACGCTACCGGTCAGTACGCACAGAACCTTGTCTACCACAAAGATGCGATCACTTTTGCGACCGCTGACTTGCTGATGCCACAAGGCGTTGACATGGCTTCCCGCCAAGTCCACAACGGCATTTCGATGCGTATTGTTCGTCAATACGACATCAACAATGACCGTCTGCCTTGCCGTATCGACGTTCTGTACGGCTTTAGCACAATTCGCCCGCAAATGGCTTGCCGCGTCTGGGGCTAAGCACTGGTGGGGGCTTCGGCCCCCATTAACAACATTTTTTAAAGGATACATATCATGGCACTTCCTAATGGCGCTGGTGGATACCAGCTTGGTGATGGCAATTTGGGTGAGGCAATTCTTGGCGCGCAATCTATCCCTACAACTTTGACCGGCGACACTACCCTGACCGGCGCTCAAGTAGCTGCTGGCCTAGTTGTGTGCAACAAAGGTAGCGACGCAACGCTGACCGTCACTCTTCCTACGGCTACTCTGCTGGACGCGGCTGTTCCTAGCGCTAAAGTAGGTTCGTCGTTTGAGTTGACAATCTGCAACAACAATAACACCGGCTCGTCATCTACTGTTCCAGTTACCACTGGCACAGGCATTACGATCTTCGGTTCTGTTACTGTCCCACGTTTTGGCGCACACACTTACATGTTTGTTCGCACTGGCGATGCTGCTTATTCAGCATTTCTGAAGTAAATCTGCGGGGGCTTCGGCCCCCGTTTTCTTAAAAGGATTAGAAAATGGGCAATACCAAATCAATTGGCGTTGCGTACAGCGACCAAGACATTGACGGCGGCACGATTGGTGCAACTACGCCCTCAACTATTGTTGGCACCACTGTTTACGCTACTTCCGAAATCGGCTATTCTGCTGCCGCGCAAGGTACTGTAACGCAAGCCACCAGCAAATCAACAGCAGTTACGCTGGATAAATCTGCTGGCCGCATTACAATGAATAACGCATCATTGGCGACTGCAACTAACGCAACTTTTACGCTAAACAATTCAATAATTGGCGCAAACGATGCGGTAATC